GGCAAGGTCGGGCTGGAGCTGGACGACACGCCGCGCTTCGTCTGCGAGCGCATCCACGAATTTGCCGACTACGTGACGCGGTGGGATAGTTCCCGGCCCGAGTCGATCAGCCACCTGAGGCGCCACGGCCTCCCGCGCTCGACGGCGGTGGAGAAGTGGTCGGGCAGCGTCGAGGACGGGATTGCGTTCATGCGGTCCTTCCGCGAGATCGTGATCCACCCGCGCTGCGTCGAGACGATCAAGGAATTCCGTCTGTACTCGTACAAGGTTGACAGGCTCACAGGCGGCATCATGCCCGCCATCGTGGACGCGCATAACCACTACATCGACTCCATCCGCTACGCGCTCGGGCCGCTTGTGAAGCGCAAGGGGCAGGGTATCGTGGTGGACTTTAGGGGGTTCTACTGAAATGGCCTTCGACATCACGGTAAAGCACCCCCTGTACGACGACTTCCTGCCGTCGTGGGAGCTGATGCGCGATGCCCATGATGGCGAAGACGACATCAAGGCGAAGGGCGAGAAGTATCTCCCGAACAAGACTGGCATCGAAGCCATTGCGCTGGACGATCCGGCGCGGGGGGCGAAGGCATACGAGACGTACAAGGAACGGGCGGAGTTCCCCGATCTCGTGGCGCTGACGGTACGCGGCGCTGTCGGCACGATGCTGGACAAGGCGGCGGTGATCGAGCTTCCGGGCGAGCTTGAGATGTTGCGCGAGAACGCCACGCGGGACGGGCTGACGCTCGACGCCCTGCATCGCCGCATCGCAACCGAAGTGATGCTCATGGGCCGCTATGGCGTCCTCCCGAGCGTCGATCAGGACGGCACGCCGTACCTTGCCGGCTATGTCGCGGAAAGCATCATCAACTGGGACGTGGACGAGAAGCAGAACGCGAACTTCCTCGTTCTGGATGAAACCGGCCCGGAGCGGAACACAGAAACCGGCGAGTGGGAAAGCGTCGAGCGGTATCGCGAGCTGTTAATTGAGGATGGCCGCTACATGTCCCGCGTGTGGACACTCGGTGAAAACGGCTGGGCCGCCGAAAAGCCAGTGGAGGCCAGGGACCGACGGCAGATACCGATCCCGTTCATCCCGTTCGTGTTCGTCAACACATCTGACCTGACGCCATCGCCGGATGACGTGCCGCTGTACGGACTGGCGAAGCTTGCGGTGCGCATCTACCGGATGGACGCGGACCTTACGACTTCGCTGCACATGACTTCGGAGCCTACGCCGGTTGCCATCGGGTTCGCTGATCCAGTGCAGGCGATCAAGGATGGCGCGGTGCCGAAGGGGATAGGTGCCGCGGCCATGTGGGTTCTGCCGGAAGGCGGGGATGCGAAGTACCTCGAATTCAGCGGTCCCGGCATCCAGGCGCAGCTTGACGTCATACAGAAGAATTACGACCGCGCCGTCATGTTCGGTGCGCAGCTCCTGAGCGATCAGGGACGGTCGCAGGAATCCGGGGAGGCCAAGCGGCTCAGGCTCGACAGCCAGCACGCCACGCTGAAGGGTGTCGCCATGACGGCGGCGGCGGGCCTTGAGAAGGCGCTGAAGAACCTCGCGGTTTGGATGCGCGCCGATCCCGACAAGGTGATTGTCGAACCGAACCTTGATTTCTTCGATCACGAGCTTTCGGCTCAGGAGATCATGGCGCTGGTATCCGGCTGGCAGGCTGGCGCCTACAGCAAGGTGACGCTGTTCGAGCGGTTCAAGAAGGGTGGCCTCGTCCCCGAAGCCCGTGAGTTCGAGGAAGAGGAAGAACTGATTGCGCAAGACGCCACGATGCTCGGCGGGCTTGGTGCTCGAGACGACGACGCGAACGAGGGCCGGGAGGATGTTGCAGATGGCTGATCTGATCGAAGCCGGGAAGTCGCTCGTGGGCCTCGTTGACGCGATGCTTGCCGTCATCGTCCTTGCGCTGCGCTGGCCGCTGTTCCTCGCGCTGGTGTCGCTGGTGCTCGTGTTGGCGGTGTAGATGGCCGTAAACGACACGATCTTGGACCTTGAGGTCCGCCATCAGGTCGGTATTCAAAGGCTCGGCACGGCGGTGCTGCGCAAGCTGGTCCCGCTGCTCGACCGAGCTGACGCGGAGATCGTGCAGAAGCTGATCGAGCGCGGGGCGACACTGGAGGGTTCGTTCACGTCGAAGCGTCTGCAAAGCCTGCTCGACGCGATCCGCGAGATAAACCACGCCGCGCACGTGGAGCTTGCCCGCGAGCTTCGCAGCGAGCTGCAGGGCCTCGCGCTGTACGAGGCGCAGTTTCAGGCGCGCCTCCTGTCCGGCGCGCTCCCGGTCGCGGTGGACATCGTCACCCCGCCGGCAGACGTGCTGCGGGCCGTTGTCACCGCCAAGCCGCTTCAGGGCAAACTGCTCAAGGAATGGGTATCGGAGCTCGACGCGAACCAGTTCCGACGCCTCAGGGATGCGATCCGGCTCGGCATGGTGGAGGGTGAGACGGTATCGCAGATCGTGCGCCGTGTGCGCGGCACGCGGGCCGCGAACTTCCGGGACGGCATCATGGCCATCGGCAAGCGCGGTGCCGAGGCTCTGGTGCGGACGGCCGTGTCGCATACCGCGAGCGCGGCGCGTGAAGAGATGTTCAAGGAGAACAAGGCCGTCATTGCCGAACTCGTCTGGACGTCAACGCTCGACACGCGCACCTGCCCCACGTGCCAGTCTCTGGATGGCAGGCGCTTTGCGATGGACAAGGGGCCTCGTCCTCCCCGGCACATTGCCTGTCGCTGCACGATGGTGCCGGTCACGAAGTCATGGCGCGAGCTTGGCATTGATCTTGACGAATTCGAGCCGAGCACGCGGGCGTCCATGAACGGCCAGGTTCCGGAGACTATGAGCTACGGCGAATGGCTTCGCAAGCAATCCGCGTCCGTGCAGGGCGAGGCGCTTGGCCCGACGCGCGGCAAGCTGTTCAGGGCAGGCAAGCTCGACGTTGACCGCTTCGTGAACCGGGCCGGTGATCAGTGGACGCTGGACGAGCTTCGGCAGCGCGAACAGGAGGCTTTCCGCAAGGCCGGATTCGCGGCATAGTAGTGACGTGAAAGACGACTTCCGCGACCGCTCGCATCTGACCGTGCACGATGGCGACAGGCCGGGCGACAAGCCGCGCCGTGTGCGCCGCCGCAACCTCCGGCAGTCGGAGCAGGTGACATGCAGCCGCTGCCTCCGGGATACGGGCGTGGAGACAAGCGCCGTGGTCGAAATCACCCTTGCGCCGCGCCGGGACCCGGACGGCAAGCCCACGGATGGAACCCGCGTTCATGTCTGCGCCCACTGCCTTGCGCGCGGTGTGATAACCGAACTCTTCTAGAAGAGCGGCCCATGATCATCGTTACCGGCGCGGCGCGTTCCGGCACGTCGCTCACTACCCGGATTCTGCAAGCGCACGGCTGCCATCTCGGCAGCACGGTCAACGGCCTCTATGAAAACACTGATGTCCGCGATGGCGTGGTGAAGCGGTATCTGCGCTCGATAGGCGCCGATCCCCTGGGGCAGAGCATCCTCCCCGACACGGACAACCTGGCCTATGTTCCGGGCTGGCGGAAAACGGTGGAGCGGCATTTCAGGGCGTTTCCGAAGCCGTGGGCGTACAAGTGCGCAAAGGCCACGCTGATATGGCCCGTGTGGCATGAGGCGTTCCCGGACGCGAAGTGGATCATTGTCCGGCGCAACAAGCGGTCGATTGCCGCATCCTGCCTGCGCAGCGGCTTCATGTGCCACTACCGCGACATCGCAGGCTGGGAATGGTGGGTTGAAGAACACGAGAAGCGGTTCGATGCGATGAAGGCGGCGGGACTGGACATCGTGGAGGTGTGGCCAAGGGACTACATCGCGGACCCGGAAGCGTTTCGTCCCGTGGCCGATCATTGCGGGCTGGAGTTCAGGCCCGAGCATGTCACCAAGGCCATCGACCGCAACCTGTACAGGGATGCATGAGCGGCGCCGGGCCGTCATCCTTGGCGGGGCGGGGTGTGTCTGGCGGGATCTGGACGCAGCGCGGCGCATCGGCACCTATGACGCGGCCATCGCCATCAATGATGCTGTGGCCCATTATCCGGGCGCGGTCGAAATATTCGCAACGCTGCACATCGAGAAGGCCGAAGCGTGGCTCGATGAACGGGCCGCGAGGGGATACCCGCCACCGGGGCTGATAGCCGCCCACAAGGGCAACACCAACGAGGGCCGCGCCAGTCGGCTCCAGGCGGATTACGTCACCGATTACCTGTGGCCGGGGATGCCTGCGTCAGGTTCCTCCGGCCTCTTCGCCGTGAAGGTGGCGCTTGAACACGGATACGGCCGCATCGTGCTGTGCGGCGTGCCGATGCGAGCCGAAGAGAGGCATTTCTTCGATCCCGAGCCGTGGAGTGACGTGGGCAAGTTCACCGAGGCGTGGCTTGCGGCGCTGCATCGCATCCGCGGGCATGTCCGCTCCATGAGCGGGTGGACGCGGGAGTTGCTTGGCGAGCCGGACAGCGAGTGGCTGGCCGGCTGATCTGCGCACATGTGGGTTTCAACCAGCCGTCCCTTCCGGGGCGGTTTTTTTCTTGTCCGGCGGTGCCGGCAATCAAGCAAAGGAGAAAGCCAGTGGCTTTGAAGGCAGTTGTGACGGACCTCAGTGAGGTCGATGAATCCTTGCACGAACACTACACCGAGAAGGACGGCATCTTTTATCTCGCGCTTGACGAGTTCGGGAAGCATCCGGGTGCCGTGACGCTCAAGACGACCCTGAACAAGGTCAACAAGGACAAGGAGGCGCTCGCCGCCAAGGTGACGGAATTGGAAGGCAAGGTCGAGAGCTTGCCGGAAGATTTCGACGCGGACGAGTGGGAGCGGCTCAAGGCCGGTGATGGCGGCAAGCCCGACGAGGCGATACAGGTGCTTAAAGATCAGCACGCCCGCGCGGTGGAGGCGCTGAAGAACAAGTACGCCAAGGAGATTTCCGAGATGGAAAAGGC